CGACCTGGCTTAGGCGCTGCTCGATTGCAATAAGAACCGGGCGAAGTGAGAAGTCTACGAGTGCCTTACGCTCTCCGATTGAGTTTGAGTAAGTCATCGAAGTAGTTTCAGCTGAAAGGAAGTAAGCAGGGATGCCTGCTGCGCGGGCTAATTCTAGCGCCACGTACTGACGAGCCTGTGTGAGCTGCAAGCGCTCAGGGTCGATACCGAGAATCTGTAGATCTACATCTGCGTTAAGGAAAGCAGTCGTATTCTCCTGGCGTGACTTTGTAAATGCGTTAACGAGTGCGCGAATACGCTCTCCGGTTAGCATCGCACCAGTCGACTTTAGCGCCATAGATGGAACTGGGTTCTTTGCGTAGTTTTCAGCAGCGCGCTCTAGCCAGATAGCGGCTCGAACTGTGCGACCTGCGCGATTAAAGAAACCTTCATCGAGTCCTGGGAAGTAAATGATAGAACCGACTCCTGAGAGTGGAACCTTTTGACCGTCGACCATGTAGCCGATAATCTCTGTAAAGTTATTGTTATATTCTGGAGTTACGCGAGCATATGGAATATATGACCAGTCCTGAATACGACCATCTGCGTAAAGTGAATTGACCATACCGTAGCCAGCGCCACGTGACCAGATATCGAAAGCGAGCCATGAGTAAGTTACTGCTCCTGGCACTCTCTGATCTGGTTGGTTAATGCAGCGGTTAGGCTCTAAGTGTTGGCCTGTGTTTTTTACGTAAAGTTCTTTAGGAAGTGACGCGACTGTCGAGCAGATTATGCCCTTAGCGCGAGCGACTGAAGGTACGGACATAGCTTCTTGCGGATTGGCAATAGCCGTTGCGCCGTAAACCATACCAGCGCCATAAATGTCGAAGGTTCCGAGTCCTGCAGCTACATCGACTGTAGGAGCTGGAGCGGATGCTTTAAAGATATCTAAGATTCCCATTATCGGAGAATTATACAGTAATCTACGTCACCCTGCATAAATATCTACATCTGGTTCCTGGCGTGTTGCGAAGTGGCAAACCATAGCAAGTCCGACGGCCGCGCAGATCGTGGCATTACTGACTTTACGACCTAGATACCATCCGCCATCCTTAAAAGGAAGTTTTACGGCCGATAGTACCTGCTTATTCATTTCTGGCTGGTCGGCATGGTGAAGTCTTCCGGAACTGATCGCGGAAAGCATTTCGTCGCAAGCTTGACCATAGACGACGCCGTCGATAGGCGTAGTAGGAATACCTGCCGGCGATAGTAGCGCTGCAACTGCCCCAGCGGTTTGCCGAGAGTAAGCGATTGTCTGCGTAGGGAACTTTCGGAACCAGGTAGCGATTCCGTTAGCGATATGTTTAGCGTCGAGGTTTTCTGGGTTATCCCAGGTTTCGAGAAGTACGACATTTATTTCATCTCCATCTTGTTGGCCGGCAATTAACGCAGCTTGTCTGCGATCCGGTGAAAGGTCGATAGCCATCCACGTAGTTTTGTCTAGTGCTAACTTCAGTTTAGGGTTAGCCGCTGACTTCCAGCTACTTTCCTTAATTGCTGGGTTTACTACTGATACCCACTGGCATAGGAGTTCGGTACGGATAATAGTCTCATCGTCCGACATAGCGGCTTTGAGATTGTCGACCGAAATAGTGTGACCCAGAGACGGATTTGCCTGCGCCCAGGCTTCTGGGTCGTCGATTTCACACCCAGGCTCCGCGCTCCACTCGAACCACCCGATACGGTCGTCCGAACCTGCTGCAGCTGCGAGGCCTCGTTCTCTTAGGCGATTGAGAACTACTGAGTGTTGATCGCCTGCGTTTGAAAATATGAGCGCCTGAGGATTAGGCGTAGCCATCTGAGTAAATCGAAGTGATGCCCAGATTTCGTCATCGTGATACTCGCGAACCTCATCCATGTAGATAGTGTCGGGCGCTGCGATACCGCGAGAGGCTGAGTTATTGGCTCGAACCAGGTAGCGCTCGCCGGTGTTGAGCCTAATCTCCTGGGAGCCTTTAGTTTCATACTTTTTTCCAAAGCGATCTATCAAACTGGCATGGCTCTGGATAACGTCGTCGATTTTCCAAAAGATTTCGCTAGAAGTAGTCAACTTATGGGCGGTATGTACCTGGAGTTTCTGGTTTAAGCCAAACATGCGCCATAGAATCATGAGCTGCATGAACGTAGATTTACCGTTCTGACGGCTAATAATGACGCCTACTTCCTTGAACCACCAGCGGTCGTTCTCATCCACCTTGCAGATTTCATGGGCTAGAAACTTTTGCCAGGGGAGTAATTTAAAGCCGATTGACTCGCAAAACTCGATGAAATCTATGCCGTAAGAGGGTAAATCTGGGCTTTGAGTCCATATACGAGGCTCCACAACCCCCTGTAAGGTCACTGGAGGCGTTTTAAGGCCGTTTGAGGATGAAGTAGTCATATCTAGTCGTCTTCGAGGCTATAGTGGCTTATAGAGCCGTTTCTAGGGGTAAAAGAACCAGGGGGGGTCATGGGTGTTTTAGGCGTATCAAAAAACCTAGCCCCTTTGCTTAAATTACAATTCTTGCAGAGAAGCTGAAGATTATTAAGAGAGTCATCTCCTCCTAGCTTCCTAGGTATCACATGATCTACGTGGCTGCCTTCTTGCCCGCATCGCTGGCATATACCGGCATCTCTTCTAATGACTATCTCTCTTAGCTTGCGCCATTGAGTAGTAGAACCATTAGCTCTTAGAGCTGATTGCTTGGCCATTAGATATCATCCATACATATCTCGCATAGTTCCCAGTCACCCATAGCTACTAGAGTAGATGGGTCTACTTCACTCTCGCATCTAGTGCATTGAGCAGTAGGCTCTTCATACTCCATTAGTACCAACCCTTTCTCTGACTGTGCTTCCATGCATTACATGGCTTTCCTTGATATCTATGATCTATGTATTTCATCCCATAGTCTATCTGCTTATTAGCTGATAAGTCCTTAATGATTGGGTTCTTTAGCTGAGGTATTCCATAGGCTTTCTTAATACCGTCTTCATTGCCTATGGCTTTTGGATTAAATGCTGATTCTTTTCCATATAGCTTTATTAAGCATAATGCTTCTGATTTAACGTAATTAAGTCTTATATATGTCTTTGGATCTATGTCATCTATTGAGCCTGCATCTACTGCCTGCATAGGTATAGATAGAGATATCCCAATAACGAAGGCTACCGAGCGAGCTATCCGCGAGCGGCTCGCTCTGAGCCCCTGATGGGCTCTAGCCGTTAGAGTACCAGGCTCGTCAAGCATATTAGTAAAAGTGCTGGTCACAAGGCGTGTCGAATCTGCTCACCGATAAATTGTGTATAAGCAGGAGGGATGGATTCCACCAATTCTCCCCATATCATCCAGTTAATACCCATAGCAGAGTTAGCCTCTTCCATAGTTTTAGCTGTGTGTCCTCCGCCTGGAATCTCGTCTCGCATAGATCCATAAATACCAACTGGCTTACCCTGCTCTTTATGATTGCAGGTATTACCGACTAGAAAGATATTAGACTCGAATAGACGATGGCGACGAACCTTTAGCCCGAATCCTGAGCCGCACAAGGTAATAGCATTGAATAGGGGAGCGCCAGGAACGTTCTCTATAACGTATGGCTTACCTGAGGCTATAAGGGCATCTCTGACCTCTGGAATCATATTAACCTTGCTGGTCGACTTACCCTGGGCGTTACGCAGGTGCTTAGTAGCGCTGAAGGTCTGGCAAGGTGGGCTAGCTGCGATTACGTCAAATTGGCTTAGAAACTCAGTAGTAAGATAATCGCGAACGTCACCACGAATATAAGTATGAGGGTATCGCTTTCCATGCTTTACGTCGATTCCTGTTACATCGAAGCCCGCTCTAGCGTATCCCTCTGACGCGCCTCCAGCGCCGCAGAAGAGATCTAGCAGTTTAGGCTTAGCGGCTATCTCTGGCGTACATACCTGAGATTGGTATAAATCCTGTTGAATCATTGGAGTAATCTCTTTTCATAGATAGATCGCAACACATAGGCGCGATTAGTTCTTCTGTAAAGGAGGCCTTAATTTCTTCCATCCTAAGGCACTCAGGACACTTAAAATCATACTTCGGCATTAGCGTAAATCAAGCTCATGTAATCGTGGCAGAACGGACACTCTAGCTCTTGCTTGTCGGTTCTCTTAATTGGTCGGTCTATATGGACGTTAGCCTCGCAAGCCTGGTTAACGCACTGAAACTCATAGCTTGGCATTAGCGAGCTTCTCGCAGATATGGCATGGTGAGCCTTTCATGATCGTATTACCGCAGGTGCAGTAAATAGGCTCTAAGTTTACCGAATCTTGCTGGAAATCTGTGTAACCGGCCTTAACTAGTAGCTGCACCAGGTCGCTGAACTGCATAAAGGCAAGATATCCTCCGGCATCTTCCCCTTGACCGTTCATACGGCATACAACCAGGTTTAGTTCCTGGTTCTTCTCTGTACGCTTACGACCCTGGCGCAACCACTCCAGCGGATTGAAGTCAGCCCGCGCTTTCACCTCTATATCTATAGGGATATTCACTATATCTTTTCCGCTGCCGCGCCCTACAGAAGCTCCAGGCCAGTAAGGCCGAAGATATTCAGCCACTACCCGTTCGGTTCTGAATCCTCTGTGTTTGCGGTGTTGAGATGGCATGTCTGGTTATGCCTTCCCAGTGCTAGTTACTGCGTGGCATTTAGGGCAACTCCACGTATAGCCCTTCATAGCATTACCACCTCTTATCATGATCTGTTCCATAGGGAAAGGTTCATTACATAGGTGGCAAACTGTCGTAATTTCTGGATGAATTACATCGTCTTCTTGGATGGTCATCATTTCCAGAATTAACTTAGATTGTTCGTCATCGGGAAACTTCTCCCACTCGCCATCTTGATTTTTAAACTCTATAGATCCCATTTAATCACCATTTATTCTTCTGAGGTTGCCATGAGCCATCTGCTGCTATTTCGTACCATATAACATCCTTACATACGAAGCAGCCAAACTTGCCCCATGGCTTTTTCGTCTTACCGCTCACGCCAGTAGCCCAGGTCATAGGCTTATGGTCATGGCACTTAGTGCATCGAGGTACGTCTTTCTCGGTCTGCCCTCCGATAATGTCCTTTACGATAGCCACTGCCTCGTCTACCGTAGTAGCCGGTGCAGCTTCTCTAATCGTCCATGGATCATCTTCTTTAGCGATAGGTACATATTCCTTACCAGTTGTAGCCATTTTAGCCTTAGCCTCAGCAATAGCGTTTTCTGCTACCACCTTGGATTGGACTTTAGCCATCTCTTCTCGGCTAGCTCGCTTGCCTTTCGTGGCGTAACCAGCGTTAGCCAGAGCGCGACCGATTGCAGAAGTCTCGCAGTTCTCCAGAGCGGAAGTCGCATTGACCCCTCGCCCCTGAACTGTTTCTTCAGCCAGACCCGTCGCCCAAGGGTGTACGTCTTCCATTGAGCGATAAATAGCAGCTTCCACAATAAAACGGGAACCGCTATGCTCCAGGAGACGCGTAAAGACTCGTCCGGACTTGTTATCTGCCCAGAACTTGATAAGACGCTCTTCGACTGTCTCATAATCATCGAGATTAAAGAACGCCACGATCGTTAATCTCCTTCAGTTTCCATCCAATAGATTTAAGCTCACGCAGAATCTGCTCGTTCTGATATACCTGGACTTCAGCAAAAGCGTCACGATCCATAGCAGCCTTCTTTAGGTCGTCTAATTCATCCCATTTAAACATAAAGCGTATTCTCCTCTGTAGCTAGTTGTCCTGCGATTGCAAAATAGGCCGCTCCGTCGATGAAGTTATCCACTTTTGGAGTTTCCATTGACCTTGCGATTTTGACCAGTGCCAGACACATTGCCACTTGGTCTGCACGGATAGGCACTTCGAGGTATGCACTCCAGAGAGATGCGGTTCTGGACATGTTATCTGTAGGGTGGCCATAGTCCATGCCTCGGTCTTGAATAATAGCCCTGGCTTCATTGAGGTAGTCACGTGCGTTCATCGCTTAGCCTTGTAGTGCTCTGCTGAAGCTTCGATATAGCCCTCTTGCTGGCCGTCAGATCTACCTAACATATAACCCAATATGGCAATAAGAACCGTATATGCGAAAATAGCGAACATACTCATTTTGTATATCTCCCTTATAGTCGTATTTCGACTACATGGAGAACGTTACCCTAGCTTCGACGGAACTCCATGATATTTAGATAACGGTTTAATAACGATTCAGAAAGAAAAAGCCTCGCAGTTTCCCACGAGGCTGTTCCCTATTACTTGAACAATGGTAAATAATACCAGACCGATACGTCTTCATCCTCGAAGTAAGGGTTAGCGATTGCGGGTTCTGCCATAGACCTTACCCTCGACTATAAACGTGCCGTCTTTTTCGATATAGATGAGATCTACTTGAACGTTCTTATTCTTGACGTACATGATGGCGAAAGCCTGTTGCCAATTCGCCGTTCCCTTGGTGTATGAAGCCTGTTTGAAGTCCATGAGGTTACCAACCTCAACACCATGCAAAACACGCCCTAAACGCCCTCCAGAGGCCTCTGTGAAGCTACTACGGCCTGCTCTGTGAGTATGTCCTGAGATTATGTTCTTTCCATGCCTACGAGCCGCTTCCAGGGCTGATAAGCCACCCTGAGGCTTAATCGGCGTATGGTCTCCAT